TTTAAATTAAAAAATATGTAAATTTATTTTTTAGTGCAAATTAAAATATAAATTATATTATTAACTAAATAAACTATACTTATAATATATAAACCACGCTTATTTATTAGAGGATAAGTCCATTATGTTTGAATTAAAAAATATGTAAATTTACTTTTTAGTGCAAATTAAAATATACATTATATTATTAACTAAATAAACTATACTTATAATATATAAACCACAATCATTTATTTAAGAATAAGCCCATTATAAAAGATTATATTTTAAATTTATTTAATTATTAAAGGATGTTCTAGAATTAAATCAGGATCACTAGGGCATTTTACTTCTGTTGCTTTGTATTTATAACAATTTTTATTTTCATCTTGATATGTATATTTACCTGCATTCTCCGGATTAGGAAATCGCATTACTTTAATTGTTTCGGGTTGTAAAACATATACACAACCAATACCTATAATAAATGCTATTAAAAATACAGTTGGATTAATAAAATTTTTTAACATTTTATTAGGCTTATCTTTAAATAAAAGAGTGTGTTTATAAATTGATAAACACAAAAGAGCTTTTAAAAACGTTGAACTTATTTGACGGTTATTATATTTAAAATAGATATTTATTTTTAATTATTTAATTTAATTTAATAATTAATTTCAAGCTATATTTTAATATTACATTAAATATTTACTATATAATGTGATTATCCTCATTTATTTAAGATAAGCCCATTATATTTATATATTTATTATTATTATTATTTATAAATATAATTATTTATAACTATAATTATTAAGTGTTGCTAGAGATAAATTATAAAATGTTTCTATAAATAGATATATATTATTCATCGTATTGGTCTTCATTAATAATTGTTTTATCTATTTCTTGATATTTTATATTTAAACTTAATTTAGTATATTGTTGTTTAGAACAATTATTTTCCACATCATTTTTTTCTCTATTATTACTTTCTTTATCATTAGTTTGTTTATCATTATGGTATTTATTAGCATTTTTACTAATATATGATTTATAATAATCATTTCCTTTTAAAAGAAATCTTGATATAGAACCTATTCTATCTAATAAATGATAATAATTATTATCATATTTATTACTAACTTTAGAATTCATATAGTTTATTGTTTCATTATAATATGGTATTTCTAAATTACTATTTTTATTGTAATTAAATTGTGTTTCATTAGTAATAGTTTTGATTTCTTTATTATTGTTTTTATTATCTTTATTATCTTCATTTATATTATTTTCTAATTTAGTATTTTCATTTATATTATTTAATAATTGTTTATCTTCATTTTTTCTATTTTTACTTGCGTATAACCCTTTTTTCAAATCTATTTTTCCTAACCAATCTGGATTAAACATGTTTGATTTATTTTTATTTATGATTTATTTATAAATTGATTATTAAAGAAAAAGAATATAAAAAATAATAAATACTAACGAATAGTATTACTTAAAATATTAATTTTACTATTACTACTACTACTATATTTATAGGTTAAAAATTAGTTTTTATAGAGTTTAACACTTAAATTAATTTTATGTTTGATGATAAAATATAATGAGAGAAACCAAAGAGTAATGTGTATTGTATAATCAATAAAAATATTGAGAATATAAGACCTATTAAATAAATATGCCATCTGCCTGGAACAATACACTCGGGTCTATCAATAGGACAAAATATAGACTCATTTATTTCTCTAATAAAGTAAGGTAATATTTGTTGTGCCATTGGAAAAGTAATAGCAAATATAATTAGTCCTGATACTAAACCAAGAGTAATACTACTAGTATTCATTGCTAAAGATAAAGAGTGTACTAAAATACCTACCACAGCAAGACCGTTAATAATATTTGTTGAAAGAAAACCGCTAAATTCAGTATTTTTAGAACATTCAGTTGGATATAAATTTGTAAATATATTAGGTTTTCCTCCTTCAGTTAATGTAACTGCTGTCATTACAAGAGCAGGTAAATAATATTTTAAAGTTTCATAATCGCCTGAAGAAAATAATATAGCAGGAATTGTAATTACAAATATAATATAAAAAAAAATAGTGTCTAGATTAGGAATACTTAAACATAAATTAATAAATCTCATTTTTATTATTATTTATAATTTTCTTATTATAATAATTATATATTTTTTATTTTTATTTATAAATATTAATTATTTATTATTTATTATTTAAATGTATTTAAATTTATTTAAATTTATTCTTAACAATAGTATAATATTTGTTTAAGTAATCTTCCTGATTTATACCTAATATATCAAATTCAGTTTTTTTATTAATTTTATAATTATTTATTAACATATTTTTATAATTATTAAAAAATATGTCAAATTCTTTTAATGTATTAAATTTTGTATATAATAGTTTATCTCTTATTAATTTATTTATTAATTTATAAAAACACATAGATTCATAATTACAACTTCTTATAGGATTAATAATTTTATCATAATTATATTTTATATTATTAATATTATTTAATATAGTTAAGTTATTATATAATTCTTCTATTGAATTTGAATTAATTAATGTAAAATAAAATAAATATGTATCTTTTAATTTTATTATGTTATTTGGATTATATTTTAAATTTATATTATTTTGAAATGATTTTAAATTATATGTATTAATATTATAAAATAATAATAATTTTTTTATATTAATACCTGTTTTTATTTGAAACAAATTATATAATTTAATAGGTAATATATATTTTTTAAAATCTATTTTATTATTAATAAAATTAGTAGTAATATCATATTGTTTATTTTTGATTATAATAATATCAAAAAAAGTATGTTCTGGATATTCTTTATTATTAAAAGTAATAATTTTATACATATCTGTAGGGACATTCATTTCTACTTTTTCTAATAAAGCATTGTAATAACTTTTAACTTTATTATCTACAATACAACCAGTAAATATATTAATATTATAAATAGTTGGATTAGTATATAAACTTTTTTTACACCAATTTTCTAAAATATTCCAAATTCCTATATTCATTATAAGATTTTGTGGTATTACATTAGAAAATAAAAATGTTTCATAATAATCATCTATATTTAATTTATGAAAACTTGCTGGAGACATATGTCCTTCACTCCCTCCATAATATTTATAAATTGAATAATCATTTATAGTATATTGATTTTCTAAAGGAATTATTGAATCATTTTGCCAATTATCACCTAATTCATTTCTTTTTATATTTTTATCAAAATTTTTAAATAAATTTAAATCTTCTCTAATTAATAAGGGATATTTGTATGTTTTACTAAAAAATACATCAAATGATATTTTTTTTAAAAAAACTATATTTTTCGCAATTTGCTTATTATTTGAAAACACATCTTTATGGTCTATTTTAGAATTACTTAGACTTGTTAATTTAATTGATGACAGTTTAACTATTTTTTCTGTATTTTTTTGTGTATATGTTTTACTTTGTTTGTAACTTGTATTTTTCATTATAAAAAATATTATTACTTAATAAATTCAAATATAAAAAATAAAAAATAATAAAAGGAAAATATTAAATGTTTAATATTAAATAATATAAATCATTTATATAAATTTAAATAAATCTATTGCCTTGGTGATGTTTACATTCTAACTCACCAGATAACATTTTTCTACCATTTTTAGTAGTTTTAACTTTAGGATTAATCATTTTAACACCTTTTTTACAGACCATGCATCTAGCATAACCTTCAGGCATAGATATTTTAGAAGATTTACTCTTCTTTGAAGTTTTAGTTTTATTAGTCTTCATTGGTTTAGAACTTTTTTTAGTTCCTTTGGAATGTTTAGATGCTTTTTTAGAAACTCTGGTAGTAGCCATAATAAAGTTGAGATAGTTATTAATAATAAAGTTGAGATATTTATTAATATATAAAAAGATTTAAAATAAAAATTAATTAAAATAAAAATTAATTAAAATAAAAATTAATTAAAATAAAAATTAATTAAAATAAAAATTAATTAAAATAAAAATTAATTAAAATAAAAATTAATTAAAATAAGTTTATAGAAAAACTTATTTTTTAAAAACTTATTTTTTAAAAACTTATTTAATAAACACTACTTGTTAGTGATTGTGTATATGGGTTTTCATTAAATGCATTTAATATTTCAGGATTCATACGTGCTCTATTCATATCTTCAGGTAATTTATTTTTAACTCTAGTTAAACCACAATTATTTTTTTGAGGTGGAGCATTATATATAAATGTTTCAGCAGGTTCTCTTATATTAATTTGGTCTGATTCTATACGACGATGATTAATATTTACTAAATCAACCCCTGCACCTAATTTAACACTCTCTTGAGTTGGTTCTCTTCCTAAAGAAATTTCTTCTTTATTTGGGTTCATACGAGCATTATACATATCATCATAACTTTTAGGTTTATTCATATAATGTTTAGCAGGACCTTCCCATTCAAAATCATTAAGAAACTGTCTATTTGTATTTTTTGCTTCATATCTTGCTGCTAAATAACCACGACCTGTACCAGTTCCAGTTTCACCATCAGCAATACCTTGATAATACCAATCAGTTGTAAATTGGCGATTTGTATTTTTCATATCAACACTAGTGCTTGTATATCCTCCTGATTTAAGAGTTTGTTGAGCACCTACGAACCCAATGTGTTCATTATCAACTGTAACTTCTTTTAATGTTGTTTTAGCAATATCTTCAGGATCATAAATACGAATAGAACGTGGTTGTTGAGGATTAATATTTATATAAGGTGTATTATTATCAATGTTTTGTTCTTTAATGGTTGTTCTAGCAATATCATTTGGATTATGAACTTGTCCTTTCTTCTCACATGTAAGTTGTCCAATATAATCATTATCAATATTTTGTTCTTTTATAGTTGTTCTAGCAATAGCACTTGGGTCATATACAGTTTGTTTAGAAGGCATTGCAACATTCATATTACCTTCAGGTCTAATATTACCAATGGCATTTTCTTTTCTTGTTCTACGGAAAAAATCTGTAATTGGTGTAATTAATTTTTTAACAGAAGTTGTTAAATTATTTAAATGAAATATATCTTGTGTAGTATCACGCTCATTTGACTTATTTTCAATACCGTGTTTACCATAATCACCTACATTATTAGTTACTTCAGCATTATTTATATTCCAACCTGATTCGCGATAAGCATTGCGAGGAGTTGGTGCCATATAATTATTTTTAGTAGAACGGGAGTATGCTCCTTCTTTACGTGGTTTTCTTATTTCACTTTGACCAATACCACCAAAATATTCTCTTTGATGTTGTTTTTGTGTTGGTTTCATATAATATTTTTCACGAAGTTGAGATGCTTTGGTAGAAGAACTACGATTACCACGCTCTTCTGATGATTTATAAAACTTTTCGGGTTTATGCTTAACATGTTTGGCTTGTAAACCACGTTGAGAACTTTTAAGACCATTAATAATTCTACCTTCATAAGTAATATTAGGATTTGTAACTGACCTTAATTGGTTTGTTGTTTTAGGTAAAATATAATCTCTTGTATTTGATTGTGTAAGCCCTCCAATAGGTTCGGCAGTATAACCTGCTGCTAAACCAGGACCTACACGAATATCTTGAAATGCTTTTTCATTTGTTCTTTTTTGACTTGGAATATAACGATCTCTGCCAACAGTATCTGTAAATGATGGACTACCATAAACATAACTATTATTTGGTGTCACATCAAAAAAACTTTTAACTTCTTGTTTCTTGGGTCTATATGTTTCATCTGAACCTGTATGCCTACCTAAAGTATTTGAATAAGAATTTGCAGATAAATTTTGTTGATTTTTATTTTTAATAAAAGGAACCATATTGTCGTGAAAACCTTCTTTATTAATATTTTGACCACTTAATGAGGATACAAAAGAGGAACCATTATTAAATTCACGGCTAATATTATCTTGAGGGAATCCAGTATTATTATTATTTAATATTTTTTGATTAAATCCAGTTTGTGGTATAATATTAGTTGATGTTGCGTTTCTAGCATTATTATAATTAGCATGTGCTAAATTTGTTTCTGTTCTATAAACATTATCTAATATAGATGCCATTTTTTAATATTTTTATATTCTGATATATATTAATATAATAATTATATAAAATAAATTTACTAATTTAAAACTATTTTATAATATAAATATTAATACTATTAATACTATTAATACTATTAATATTATTAATTATTATAGTTTCTATTTATTATCTACTATTATTATAAACATATTATTACTATATATTCAAAATGAGTTTATCAATTACTACTTTTTACGAAAATCGTAAAAATTTATTTGATATTTGTGGAAATATAATAAATAAAGATAAATATAAATTTATTAATATTTTGTCAGATTATTTGAAAGATATTGTATTATCTATTGATAATGAAATACAAAAATCTACTCGTAATTCAATGATTAATTGGAAAGAGAAAAAAAATCCTAAATTATTATCAAAAATCATTAATAATGACGATAATATTAATCTCATTAATAAAAGTATGAATAAAATAACTCATTCTAATTATTTAAAAATTGTAAAAGAGATTACAACATCTATTATGGAAGATACATTTAGACAACTACAAGAATATAGTCATTATATTTTTGATATTGTTATAAAAAAATGTTTAATCGATGAACATTTAATAAGCGAGTATTTATATTTTGTAAATAGTTTTGAAAATGAGATTGGAAATTATATTTATGAGTATCTAGACAACTATATTAATTTAACATTTGGATTATTTGATAAAAAATTAGGATTAAAAGATTATACTTATAATTTTTATATTAAAGATATTTTAAATTATTATAATATTGGTAAATTATTTGGATATATTCATTTATTACAAGAAAATAAAACAATAATCAATAAATCTTTTTTTACAAAAACTTTATTTTATAATAAAATTAAGTTGTGTTTAACAATTATTAATGATTATTTAGATTGGGAACCAAATAATATGGATGAACTTTATAGTAGAATATATTTAGTCTTTGGAATAATTGATATTTTGAATGATAAAATATTTAATATCTTAACCGAAAATGATATATCTTTATTAACTGAAATATTAAAACAAATTTATATTAATAATACTATATCTAATAAAATAAAATTTAAAGTGCTTGATATTCAAGATATGATTTCAAAATTTGAAAAACCTATTGAAAAACCTATTGAAAAACCTATTGAAAAACCTATTGAAAAACATATTGAAAAACCTATTGAAAAACCTATTGAAAAACCTATTGAAAAACATATTGAAAAACCTATTGAAAAACCTATTGAAAAACCTATTGAAACTATTAATAAAAATAAACCTATTAATTATGCCAATACTTTAATAAATAAAAGTAATTCGATTGATCCTATAACAATAGACAATACAGTTAATGAAACTATAAGTAATAAATTAGATAGTATAAATAGTATAAATAGTATAAATAAAACTACAAATAATAATGACAAACAACTATATAAAAAAAAAAATAATAAACACAATAACTCAAATAAATATAAAAATAATATAAATATAGAACAAACTACAAAACATAAACAAGAAGAAAGTAATATTGATGATGATGGATTTATTAAAATAGAAAGAAAAAATAAAACTAAATAAACTAAATACATTATATAAATTAGGCTTATCCTTAAATAAACGGGTGTGTTTATTAAATGATAAACCTAAAAGAGCTTTTTAAAGCCTTGAACTTATTTGACGGTTATTATATTTAAAGTAGATATT